TGGAAGAACTCCCACTGGTCAAGGCATGTCTATCGCTTGGAGGCTCAGTCAGTAGAAGAGTCGTGCCATGCGGTATCTTTGGAATTGTTGGCTCAATTGAATGTAGTTGCCAACACATTCGGCACCCTTGAACAGAAAATTACCTCGCAGCGAATCGAATATGCTGCAAGAAATGCCGGCACGGTGAATTGTGACCGCTTTGATTATCTCAAGCCCTCCGAGAATATCATTGCGAATACCGCTATGCTTGCATTTGGTCTGCAGAGACAGACCTGGTTGCGAACCAAATTGCTCCCTTTTTACCGGGAGCCGGCCCAACAGTAGTGTCGTACGGTTATCGTGTCGGCGAAGTTGCTCTACCAGAGATCACCCCTATGAAACCAGGGACTGATATGCAGAACTTCGAAGAACGTGACCTGCCACAACGCCCCGTGATGCGTGCGTCCCTAGGACCACATCTCGTCGGCGCTGCACGTCCTGTACCAGACACAAATGACCCAACGGGCATGAAGGCCGGTTCCGCAAAACGGTTTTGTTTCAACCCCCCTAAAGCCAATCCGATTAAACTAAGGCGACTGAAGAGATTTGTCCAGCGCTGGTGTGAAAGGAATTTGGTCCCACTTGATCCATTGTCTGACACCTCAGTAGAAACGTGGATTAATGGCACAAATTATACACAAGCTCGGAAAGACGAGTTGCTTCGGAAATGGGCCGCCAACCCGGACATGAAGCTCCTCAAGAATCGCTGTGTTAAAATGTTTCTCAAAGATGAGAGCTATCCAGAATATAAATATCCACGTGGAATCAACTCGAGAGTGGATGAATTCAAGGTTGCAACTGGTCCCATCTTTAAGTTGATTGAGAAACAATTATTCCAACTCCCTTATTTTATAAAGAAAATCCCTGTTCAACAGCGTCCACAGTACATAATAGAACAGCTTGGTGATGGCGAAGTGCTAGCCAGTGATTATTCTGCATTTGAATCGTTGTTTACAAGGGAATTGATGTTGTCGTGTGAATTTGTGCTTTACGAATACATGACGCAGTACCTGCCAGGTGGCGTTGAGTGGCTTAAACTCATAAAAGAGGTTATCGCAGGGAAAAACACGATATTCAATAAGTATTTCAAAATTTTGCTCGAGGCAACGCGTATGTCTGGTGAGATGAACACGTCGTTAGGAAACGGCTTCTCAAACCTGATGTTCACCCTTTTCTTAGCCGATGAAATTGGGTCAACTGAAGTCCGCGCGATTGTTGAAGGTGATGATGGCTTGTTTAGTATGGTTGGCAGGTTCCCCACACAGGAGGAATTTGCCAATCTGGGATTGGTAATCAAAATAGAAACACATAGAGATTTAGCTAAGGCGTCTTTTTGTGGATTGATTTTTGATCGAGAGGACCTAATAAATATTACCGACCCTATTAAAGTCATTCAAACGACAGGCTGGACTACACGTCAGTATGCCGCCTCGTCGTCCCGACGCAAATTGGAACTTTTGAAATGCAAGGCATTATCTGTTCTTTATCAATATAACGGGTGCCCAATAATCACACAAATGGCAATGTGGTTGTTGCGATGCACAAGGTCAGTACGAGCACGACCCGGTCAGACCGGCGTGTGGGAACGTGAGCTTCTTCAAGAAGCACTGAATTGGAAGATAGAGATCAGGAAACCGTCAATGCGTACTCGTTTGTTAGTCGAGGAAAAGTTTGGAGTAAGTGTGGAGAACCAATTTCGCCTGGAGCAGTATTTTGATTCTAAGAGCACAATCGAACCAATCCAAAACGACATAGTCTTAATGTATTCTCACCCAGATGCACATGACTATTATTTTAATTATGTCCGAAATGTGAACATGAAAGACAAACTAGTAAATGAACCAGCGTTTGGCGCAAACGCGATTCCGGCGCATCAACTGACTGTTGGTGTGGCCCCCAAGAGGTAGTGTACCGAAACACTTATGGTTTCAA